GAAATTACCATTAGGCAGATTACCATAACCTGCTGCAGTTTTAAATGCCATTTTTATCTCCATTGAAATAAACGAATGTATGTCTGAAACATACGACAGATTTCTCTTCATCGGCTAATAGTATATTGAGGTTGTGTGTTTAGTAGCTATTTAAACACAGGCTCATACCATCAGGTAGGCTTCCAAGTTTAGTGTGAGTGCGAGTGTCCTAGAAAAGGGGTCACACTCCTAGTTACATATAGTTATATTCATAAATAACTATTTGTCAATACTTTTATCTAGCAGACCCTGATATATCATATATGAAGTTTCCTGAACGTATTGCTTCCATAATAGTATCAGAATTAGCATCATATTCGTCTGCTGACATTCTTTGAACGTCTGACTCTCTAATTACGCTGTTTTTGTTTTCAGTGTCAGGAACAGTCTTTTGAGTTTTTGTTGAGACTGCTTTAGCAGCTTCTTTGCTACTATCGACCTTTTCTTTTTTGCCAATATTTCTATCTGACTTGTAGAGGTCAATGGCTCTTGCTGCTGACCTAGCGTCTTCACTATTCTCATATAATGCATCCTGTACCCATTTAGGCTGTTCGTCTGCCCACTCATGAAAGTCATCACTTTCTCTAATCTCTGCAAAGTCAGGGTGAATACGTAATAATTCTACCTCTGCTCTTTCTTTTGTAGTTCTTGCGTTAAGTTCATCAATCTCTTTTATTCTTAGCTCTAGAGCATCTGATTGCTCTTTTGCTTTCTTAATCGCTATTGTCTCTACTATTCCTGCTACATCAGGATATTCTTTTGCCCACTCTTCTATCTCTGCCTCAGTCTTAGGTAACTTAATTTCTTTCTTAGTTGCTTTTTCTAACTGAGCTTTTAAATCGTCAAGCTGTTTTTGGAACTGCTTTTCTTTTTCTTGCGAGTGTCTTCGTAAATCTCCGTAACGCTTTTTAAAAGTTCTTTCTTCAGCATTCTTCGGTTTCTCCTCATCCTCTGCTTTCTCTTCTGTAACAGGTTCTTCAGGTTCACCTTCAGCTTGTTTCTTTAATAGTTCAAGTTCTTCTTCGTCTTTTTTAATTCTATCGGCATGAGTAGAACGCTTGTCCATAAATGCTGTTTTCTTTGGTGTAGCATCTACCACCATTTCTTGTGCTTGTTCAGCCATTTTATTTTCTCCTTGGGGTTATCGTAGCCAAATATTGTTGGGGGATAAGTAGCCAACTATTGTGGGTTATTAACGTGAAGCTAACCCACCTAGCTTCTTTTTAATCTTACTAGCTCTTCTTCTAGATATAAAACCACCCTCTGCAGTAAATCCAAAATCTCCTGTGCTACTATAACCACCCGGTTCAGAAGTAGTTCCTGTTTCACCGAAACCTCCAGATGGCTCTCCTTGAACAGAGCTTGGGTCATCTGCATATTGAGAAGCCAATTCTGTAGAACCTTCAAAATCTGCTCCTGCAGGTGCTAAATCAACACTAGTAGTACGAGGAGAACTAGAAGCATCTGCTGTATCAGGACTAAACATACCTTTTGTAGGTGTTTCTTTAATTAATCCTGTGATATCAGGAGTAGGTTTGCCTATTATTGGGTCTCCTCTTAGTCCTATTTTTGTAGTTTTAAAGTCTCCAAGTTTACCACTCTTACCTGCTACAATAGTTCCTCGACCCGGACCCATGTTATATTGTAGCTCACCTCTACTATTCCTAGTCCATGTGCCACCTGTTACAACACCACCACCATCTTCTCTTACATATATATCTTTACTAGTATCTCTATTAGGCTCTAAATTATAACCTGTGTTAAATTTAGCTAACTCTTTTAATGCAGAATCTCTATCAGGTAAACTAGGCATACCTGTTGCAGCTCTATATGCATTCTCTTTTCTTCTCGCTTCATCAGACAAAGTTGCAGATGCACCTAATCCTGTATATCCACCTGCCCATCCTGTATTATACATATCTTTTAAATCTTGTATAAAGCCTTGTTTGTTAGCTCTTATAGGTACACCACTAGAATCTCTTTTACTGCCACCATAATCTAAACTATTTCTATCTAAATTTACTAGCAAACCTTTGCTGTTGTATACACTCTTAGTATCAAAAGGACTTACAGAACCCGGACTATGACCCACAGATAAATTAGTTTTACTTTCTTTTAACCCTAACTGCTCTAGTATAGCATTTATACCATCAAAACCTAATCCTTTAGCTCTTTTATCTTGTAGTTCAGGAGTTATCTCTTTTGCTTTTGCAGGTGCAAAAGTATCACCTATAAAAGAAAATATACCTTTAAATCCTGCTCCTAAATCAGCTTTAACATCTTTAAATATTCTAGACAAAGTTCCCGGAGCTTTATAATTAGCAGCACCAAGTTGCCCTTGTTGCATTCTTCTTTCATCTTCAAGTATTCTTTTTTGGTCAGATGTTAGTGTGCTTTGCACTCCTGTGTCACCCATAGTAAATACATCATCACTACCACCATCATCTTGCATAACTCTAGTAGTTTTTATAGCCTCTGTAGGTTTCTCTTTTTCTTTTTCTTTTTCTACATCTGCTTCAAAGACATAACCTTCAGGTATAGGATACACAGGTTCACCACTTACAAAAGGTATAAATAACTCTTCTCCTGTTTCAGGATTTACATATTTTTTAGTTTCTGACTTTTGTAATTGTCCAAACCTAGTGCCTATAAGTTTACTAAAATCAGGTGTAGCTGCAGTTCCTGTAGGTGTGGTATATTGTGGTGGTTTATATGTAGTTTGTTTTGGTATATCTACTTTAGGTGGTACTCCCACATTTGGCATAGTAGCTTTCTGCGAATATATAGAAGGTCGTAACACAGGTGCTACAGGTGGAGTAAATGTTACACCCGGAACTTGATTAGTCTGTTGTACATCAGGTATTATTTGTGGATTTTGTACTTGAGGATTTTGTATGTTAACTCCACCCTGTTGAAAATTTTTAGGTTGAAAAGGTATATCGTCAGGTAATGTTGCTTGGTCAGAGTTACCCATCTGACCCATTTTATTCATCATATTTAAACCTGCTTTTGCATCCTGTCTCATATTCATAATCTTTTCAAGACCATGATAACGCACAACATCTGCAGGTAAAACAAATTCACCTTCACTAATATTTATTGGCACATCATCTCTTACTTCTTTTTTCAAAGAACCTACAGGAACTTTATTACGTGACTTTCTATCAACAGTTTCTCCTTGGTCTTTTAATCCACCAAGGTCAAACATTTCCATTTGTTTTTTATAGTTAGCCATCTTTTCCTAATACCTCTTCTCTAAGAAATTTTAATCTACGCAATGCACCTATTGCACCTTGAGTTCTATGTAACACTACACTATCATCTGCTTGTTCCATAGCTTTGTGATGTTGCTCTATTAAAGCATCTAAATACTTATTGAGTTGTAATTGGTGGTTGACTAGTGGCTTGAGGTTGCTCAATATTTCCTTGTCCATTACCTGTAAATCCTTGTTCGTTTGGTTGAGGTGCTTGTCCTACTCCTATAGTGCCACCACCTGCTCCTGTTGGGTCTGCAGGATTAGCACCTGCAGGAGCTTGTGGTTGCTGTGGTTGCTCACCTTGCATACCTTTTAACATCTCTGCTTGTAGTATAGCCTCATCCATATTATTAGTTACTTTTGTAGGGTCTAAGTCCATAGACTTTGCAATCTCTCTTACTATGTAATTAAACTTAGCAAAAGGTGCAAGTGCAGGATTAGATGCAACTTGTAAGAACTGCATAAGTCTTTGACTTCTAACTTCATTAGCCATTAAACTTTCTGTTCCACGAGCAACAACTTCTAAGTCACCTTTTATATCAGGGTCAAAGTTAAACTGCATATTAAATCTAAACAATCCTTCACCTAGAGGTTTAAGTAAATAGTCATCTACGTTTTTAATTACAGTTTTAATACTACCTGAAGCTGCTCCCATAAGCATACTTATACCTGCAGCAGTTCTACCTACACCAGATACTCCTGTTTGACCATGAGCAAAAGAAGGTAGTCCTGTGCTTTCATCTGCTAACTGTCTTGCTTTATCAAACAGTTGTAAGTTTTCATTAGATACGTTTGGAAACTTTGTACCAAATATTGCTTGACCCGGTGCTCCACCTTGTCTTCTAAATATTTTACCCGGATATACAGATAAGTCTTGACCCGGAACTAAATTAGTTTCATCTACTTCTATAAGCAAGTTACCTGACAATACAGCGTTATCTACTGCCATTCTCATAAAACCATTCATAAGAGTTTGTGTATCATCCATGTTCTCTGCCAAACCTACACCAAAGAATGAATATGGATTTAATTCATAAGGTGCGGCATGATATGGTATCTTGGCAGGTTTGAATGGGTTTAACACTGCTCTGAGTAACTTCCCATTGCAAACCCATATATTAGCTTGTAGTTCTTCAAAGTCTTGTAATTCTTTAGGTATATCTACGTTTTGCTCTAAAAGCATTTCAACATCTATCATACCCCAATACTCAAGAACTTCAAATCTATCTATATAGTTTTCTTGATTGTAATCTGTTAAATCATCTTCCCAATATTTCTTAATATAGTTTTCACCATCTGCTATAGCCTCTTCTATAACTGACTGTCTAAAATAAGGTCTACGTTTTAATGCACGTAGTTCTGTTCTAGACATCTTGTGTCTTTCTATTACATATTGAGCTTGGTCTATGTTTGTTGAGTCAGGGTCAGGAAAAAAGTTCCACACAGACACATGATTTACCTGTGGTATAGTTTTAAATATAGGACTATATTCACCATCATCACCCCAATTAGGATATTCTTTATCCATAGCAAAAGGTCCTTTCATGACACCTGTGCCAAATAAAGCCATTTCAAATGCTGTACTTCTTAAATGTTTATTAGCATTAGACTCTTGTAGTTGGTCTATAATTTGTTTTTCCATAGCTTTTGCTGCAACCATTGCAGGACTGAACGTAATAGCTGTCGGAGTTTTACCAACACCTTCTTCCAATCCTTCAACATCTTGCAACACTTCTTGCAGAGGACCAAGCCTCTCTTGTAAAGTTTCTGCAGTCGCTCCTTTAGGTAACTCATTACCATCTTCAGGGAAACCATAAGGAGATTGTAAGTCTCCTTCGTCTTCTCTATTACGTAGGACTTCAGGTTCTTTAGGGTCAAAATTAACATTTTTTGCAACTCCTTCAGGTAATTCTGTTGGCTCTATACTTATAGGAAATTTATTTCCTGCAAATAAAACATCTGCTATTTGCCCATATGCAGCCAAGGTTTTAGTTTTTGTAATCTTTATAAATACTCTAGACTTTTCAGCTTCTGTAAATTGAACATCAGGTCCATATAAACCTCTATAGTTTCTATACGCTCTAATCCATCTTTGTTCATCTTCGTATCTGTAGTCCTCTGACTTTTTAAAACTAGCCATAACATGGTCTACTATACTAGACACATTCGCATCTGTAACTGATGTGTCCTCTGCATCTTCTAGAGCGATAGCTTCGTCTTCAATATTTATTTCATCTTCTGCCATATTAATATCCAAATGTTGCATCAGCTACAGGCATACTAGATTTTGGTCTACCCATAGGCTCATAGTCAAATATGCTAAATCTTGGTCGTGACATTATACCATATCGTAAAGCATCATACAAGTGGTCTTCTGCTTTTGTATCCACATCTTCAGGATTCTTTTTGTCTAGAGGTATTGCAGGTAACTGTGCTATTGTTTCTGTACAAGTATTAAAAAAGACCATTCTTGGTTCTTCTGTAAATTCATCTATCTGTAATCTTCTATGTATTTCATTTTTACCTGATACTCGACTACCTCTACTTCTATCTGAAGGTCTAAACCTACAACCTTTTTGTATCATCTGTTCAGCCAAAGAAGGACCAGTATCACCACGTTTATGCCAAAGAGAGCTATCCAAAACCCCATACTTAATATTTCCATCATCGGCTTCTAAGTCTAATATCATATCTGCCAAATCTGTGGCAAGGACTTTGCTAACGTACAACTCTCTATATACAACAAGTTGCTCGTCTGGAGAAACAGCAAACCACAACACAGCACTATAAGAGCCATAACCATAATCACAAGACCTAAACTTAACCCAATTTCTTGGAATGTCAAAAGGTTCAATAACGTGAGCATCCCTATCAAACTCAGTAAAAGCAGCACCCTCTTTAATATCCCAATCACCTTCAAGCAACTGCTTTTGTTGGTGTTCAGGTAAGGAAAGAAGCATTGCTTCGTAGTCTCCTTGATTTGACAAATACGGATTGTCAGATAACCTAGCAGGTATAAATCTTCTTTTAAATAAAGGCTCACCTGCTTTGCTGTGTCCGTCAGGATACTTGAGAACCTTTCCTGTTTCAATGTTTGTGGCATTAAATGCTCTTCCATAAGGTGCAGGGTCAATAAACATTTTTTTAACCCACTGATGCCCCGGACCTCCGGGATTTGTTGTTGCCCTCATGTACACAGGTAAATCGTGTGCAGTAGAACGTAATCTTGACCTCATGTAATTCCAAGCGAATGGTGTTGCCCATTGCGTTAATTCGTCAAAGCCTATCCAACTAAAAGCTAAACCTTGATATCTTAGTACGTCATCATCTCGGTCTAGGTAGGACATCCACAGTCTTGCACCTGATGGAGCTACCCATTGCATCTTTCTTTCTGACCACTTTATCCCTTTCCATATGAGGGGATACAATTCTCTTGACTTCCAAACAAGTTCTCTTAGTTCTTCTGTAGTGTGTCGTAATAACAATCCACTAAATTGTGGATGACCCATATATCTTAGTGGGTCTGCTAACATAGCATACGACTTACCACCACCTGCTGAACCACCATATAAGACTTCTCTTTCAGGTGATGCAAGAAACTCTGTTTGAGGTCCTGCATTTGGTTGAAAAACTATATTTTGTTCTTCTACAGGTATAGCTTCTACATCGTCTACTATTTTAGGCTCTTGCTCCGATTCTACTTTCTTCGATGGCTTTCGCTTTCTCGATTGCTTTCTGGGCATATTCGGACCATCGTTTAAGAGTTCTAGCCTTGTTCTTACGTTGTCGCTCATGTAATAATCTTTTTCTTAATCCTATGTGAGATATCTGTCTTCCTGTTTTTGTTGTCAGCCAATTAGCAACTTGTCTTAATGAATATTGCTTTATATATTTTCTAGCCAACTCAATAGCTTCTAACTCGTAGGGTATAGGGTCAAGTAATTCTTTATCTTCTTCGTTAATTTTATATCCAAACGGAACAGTCCTAGCTATACGTGGTATCTGTATCCATTCTTTTTGTTCTTCATCTTTTAAGTCTGTTGGTTGTGGTAACTTCCACTTACCTACACTTCTATCCATTACTTCTTTTTTCCTGAAACACTATATTTCGTACCAAGATAGTAAGGACCTTTATACATATTTTTAAAGTTTGTAAAAGACATACCTAGCTCAGATGCTCCACCTGCTTTATCAAATCTTTGTTTTAATGCTTCAAGTTCACCGGGTACTATTTTGCCTTCTCTTTCAAAACCATTAAATACTTTAAATGCTTTAGCATTTGCATCTCTAACTCTTTTTACTTTAGCAGTTTGTTTCTCTGCTATTTTTGCATCATATCCGGGTGGTCTTTTAGGTGCTCTAAATTCTGGAGATGCTTTTACAAGATTACCTCTTTTAATATTTGCAGCTTCAAACATAGGATTTTTTATACCCTCTAATCTTCCTGTCATAGCAAATATTTTTTTATTTAACTCTCTTAACTTTTCTTTTCTTTCTTTTTTAGCCGCAGCACCTTTAACTTTAGTAGCGAGTAATTTTTCTTTTTGCTTTCTAAGTTTCATTTCTCCGGGTTTAGCACTTTTTTTAATCCTATCTGCTATTATCTTTTTTGCTTTTGGTAAAGTCATTCTATCTAGTGCTTTACGTGCTTTAGGGTCATCTAAAGTTCTTAACTTAGGTTGTGTTCTAGTTCTAGCTTCAGGAGCTTTAAAAACTTTTTCTGCTTTTTTTCTTTTTGTAGTGCTTGTTTGTGCTTTTGTTTTAGCTCTTGCTTTTGCTTTTTCTTTAATAGTTTTAGCACTAGGTTTTTTCTTTACTGCTTTTTTTAATGCTTTAGATATAATACCTGCTACCATTGTTTACTCCTTTGCTTTTGGTGGTAATAACATTACACCACCTGATGCTTCTACTTGCACCTTTTCTGTTTTAATTAGACCTACTCTATCTAGTAATTCTTTTGAAGCAGATAGCTTATCTCTAATACCTAATTGTGTAGGGTCATCTACACCACTCACCATAGCTACAGCAGCTTTAGGTGCATTTCTACTCATGTATAGTTGAGTAGCATCCATGATTTCATCTTTCATAGAAGCTATAACACTAGAAGTAGATGTATGTTCTGAATATCCTGCAAGTAATTTTGCCTGTACAACATCACCATTCGCTTCATCAAACAATACATTTAAAAACTTTTTTTGTCTTTCTGTTAGTTCTCTGCTCAATGTGGTATTCCTTGTGCTACAACTCTATCTATTAAACGCTGTGCTCTGTTGGTTGTCTGTTTGTACCAACGTGAGTCTTCCATCTGATTTGCCATTTCTTGATAGTCTTCTGCTTCCACAGCAGCTATCATCTTCTTAAATTTAGATAAACGAGGTTTACCAAGTTGAAATGACATATTGATTAATACGTGTTGTATTTCGTCAGGTAGTTTATCAAAAGAACCAAATATAGTTTGACAGTCTTGTATTGCAACTTGTACATCATTTAAAAACCAATCTTGTACTTGTTGTTCAGATACAGGATATCCTATAGGTTTACCGTAATAATCTACATCCCATTCTGTGATAAGA